CGGAAATACACCTATAACACAACGATTTATGAAAGGAGTACGAGCTAATGGCAAAATATACTACAGCTCAACTTGAGAGCATTCAGATCGACTATGGTATCGTATACGTAGACTACGGCGAGGCTACTCAAAGAGTGCTCGGACCTACAAGAGGGGGCGCGACTTTTGAAGCTACTCAGACGATCCGAGACATTGAATTTGACGGCCGAAACGGCAAGAGCAAGGGAATGCAGCACATTGATTTTATCGACGCCAAGCTGACATTCGTCAACCTTGCGATCAGTAAAGCGGACCTGCAGGTGGCCATGCCATACTTGAAGGCTAACGGAACAGATCCGGACGTCCTAGAGTGTACACCGGACAGCCTGGGAATGGTACCGGAGGCAGCATACCACAAGAATATTACAGTATTCGGCAAGAAGGTAGGCGGCGGCTACAAGAGAATTTCACTTTTTAATGCAATGAACGAGGCGCCATTCAGCCTGGCGGCTGTCCCAAAAGGCGAGGGCACAGTCAACATGGAAGTGTTCGGACACTGGGAAGCAGAGGACGACGTCGCAAACGTCGACAAGCTATTCGATATCGAGGACGTCGCCTCTATTGCATAGTTACCAAACAGGGGCGCTCCGGCGTCCCTTTTTTCTTATAACTAATAGACCTTAAGGAGGAAATGCACTATGGCTATGAAATTAACAGGTAGACAACTAATGAAAATATCAGCACTCGCTGACAAATTGGATATTAAACTGGACACAAAAGCAGACATTGAGGATATGGGATCCGACATCATATGGCAAGTAATGAGAAAGGCGCACACCGCAGAGGACGAAGTGGCCGGCGTATTGGCAATATTCCTCGGCTGCAAACCCGAGGAGGCAATGGACGTCGACCTCATGGAGAGATGGGAGACCTTTGCTGGATCTGAAAAGGGCAAGTCGGTGCTCGGTTTTTTTCAATCTGCAGCCGCCTCAAAGGGCCGCGCTTAAAGCAGCTGCTGCACAAAACCTACGGGCTGCAGAATGTACTTGACGACGAGATCACGCTTGATATGATCACCTTTGCCATAGAGCAAGAGGCAGAGCAGGCTGCATGGGATATATGGGTCGCAGTTTATCCGAACTTTAGCCCGGAGACCTTTGTGCCATTCTCAGAGTTTAAAAACGCGCAGCTTAAAGCGAGACCACCAGCAACACAAAAGAGCTGGGAGGAGATCACCCAAGAAATGGACGCGGTCGTGCAGCGTTATGAAGAAAAGAAACGAGGTGAAAACACGTGAAAATATTTGAATTATTCGGATCCATATTCGTAGAAACAGACCAGGCCAACGAGTCAATGGACAGAACAGACAACAAGGCCAAAGGCATAGCGACCACTCTCGGCAACGGTATCAAGACCGCCGGGGCGTGGTCTGCTGCGCTGGTGGGTGGAGTAGCTGCTGCAGGCACGGCTATGCTGGCAGCAGGGAATAAATTCGCAGAGACAACGTCCAATATAGACGACATGAGTCAAAAGCTAGGTCTCAGCCGTGAAGGTTTTCAAGAGTGGTCCTATATGCTTGAACAGAGCGGGACGACTATCGACAGTATGAAAGCCGGAATGACAAAGCTCAATAATGCTTTTGACGGTTTAAAGGACGGGTCCAAGACAAGCACTGAGGCGTTCGGACGTTTAGGCCTCTCTCTTGACGATTTGAAAGGCAAGTCACAAGAGGAAATATTCGAGGCTACGATCACAGCGCTGCAGGGCGTAACGGACGAAGGCGAACGAGCAGCGATCGCGAGCGACCTGCTAGGAAAGAGCGCCGTCGAGCTGGCGCCTCTCTTGAATTCCGGAGCGGGCGGCGTTGAGGAAATGAAGAAACAGGCCCACGAGCTCGGTATTGTTTTAGGTGACGACACGATCGACGCCGGCGTAAAATTTGGAGACACCATGGACCAGGTCAAGTCGATATTCACGTCGATGGCGACCAACCTTATGAGCGGACTTATGCCGACGCTGCAGCTATTCCTGGACTTGATCATTGACAATATGCCTATGATCCAGGAGGTCATGCAGAATGTATTTGGAGTGCTCGGGACGGCCATTGAGGGCATTATGCCCCTATTCATGCAGCTGATCGAGCAAGTGCTGCCACCAATGATCGAAATATTCACAAACCTGGGCACAAACCTTTTACCGATCTTGATAGAGACCATCACTATGCTAATGACCAACGTGCTGCCAATACTTATAGAAGTATTCAGCCTATTGATCACGACGGTGCTGCCGCCATTGGTTGAGATCCTTAATGTGATCATCACGACGGTGCTGCCACCATTGATCGAGCTTTTCGTCAACATCATGGACGCGATCCTGCCGGTGCTGATCGACCTTTTCACAGTAATAACGGAGACGGTGCTGCCGCCTTTGATTGACCTTTTCAACATGATCATAGAGAACGTGCTGCCGATCCTCATAGAGCTTTTTAATATGTTCATAGAGACCGTGCTGCCACCTTTGATCGAAGTTATTAACCTAATCGTTAAGGATATACTGCCGCCGCTATTGGCCATATTTATGGACCTAGCCGAGGCCGTACTGCCTTTAGTCATGGACGTATTCAAAGCACTAATGCCAGTCATTGAACCCATTATGAACGCGATCGCTGCGGTGATCAAGACCGTACTCGCTTTGATCAAGGGAGACTGGGAGGGTGTATGGCAAGGGATCCAGGACTTTTTTAGCAGCATACTCGACGCGGTTATTGCATACGTGGAGGGCTTTGCTGAGATCTTCGGCGGTATTTTCCAGGGTATTGCAGACGTAGTCGGTGGTATTTGGGACGGTATGGTCGAGGGTATCAAGTCGGGCATTAACTTCATAATAAGCGGCATTAACTCATTCATAAAAGGCCTCAACAAGTTAAAGATCCCGGACTGGGTACCTGGCGTCGGTGGTATGAGCATAAACCTGGCGACGATCCCACAGCTCGCAGAAGGTGGAGACATTATTCAGAGCGGCAAGATCATGGTCGGAGAAAATGGCCCGGAGATCTTCGAGGCAAGAGCTGGAGCAAGAGTGACGCCGCTCGACAAAGTACAAAGAAGCAAGCAGGATCAAACGATCAAGAACGAATTCAACATTGCGCAGCTTGTAGTCCGAGAGGAGGCCGACATCAAGAAAGTGGCCAAGGAATTATTCAGACTGCAGCAGCAAAATAGCAGGACGAGGGAGGTGCTAGTATAATGCCAGTATGGGATTTTACGTTTAACGGCGAAACCGCTAGCAGCAAGAATATAATCGTGACCAGCATACAGAGGCCAATGCTCCCGGCATTGCGTCCTCGCAAGCTGGTGATCCCAGGTAAGGACGGCGCCTGGGATTTTGGCAACAACACATACGACGAGAGGATCATCAACGTGGTCTGTCTCATGTCAAGGCCATTCCGGATCCAGGAGCAGATCAGATCCATAGCCTACTGGCTGAGTCAAAAGGGCACGATCATATTCAGCGACGAGACGGACAAGTACTACGTCGGCAGGTTATACACTGAGCTGCTGCAGGAGATTGACGGCAGCATGGGATCGTTCGTGCTGCCATTCGAGTGCGAGCCGTATGCCTACGCCGACCAGGAAACATACAACGAGACCTATATTTATGACGACACGTGGGAGCTTGACACCGGGTTGCTTTATCCTAACGAGGCGACATTCGACTGGCTTTATTTTAGACAGAGCATGGCCCTTTATAACCACAGCCAAATACCGACAGATATCGAGTTTAAGATATCCGGATCCGCGGCGGGCATTAAGGTGACTCACGTCGAAAGCGGTTGTTTTTTAGACTTACAGGTTACAATTTCCAGCGAAACTGTTATAATAGACACAGAAAGCTATAAGTGCGAACTTGCTAGTGGCACAAATTTACTCGGAGACCTAGCAGCCGGCAGCGATTTTTTCAAACTGCAGCCGGGAATAAATTCTTTTATATTTGAGGGATCCGGGCCAAATTGCACCGTAGAGTACACATGGAAGCATAAATTCCTATAAGGAAGGAGCGATAAAAAATGTCACTAAAACCAATAGGCGGAGACGCCAAGTCCCAGGACCTTAACGATAATTTTGCTTACCTTGACACCAAGCCAGTCGAGCCGGCACAATTTCCAGCCAATAGTATTCCATCAAGTAAGCTAAAGAACACCACAGACGACGACAAAGTTGGACTTGCTAATTTAAAAACCGAAGTTATAAGCGCTATGTCGGGAGCGTCTCCAACAGGCACAATACCGACAGACGGTAGCGTAACAGCGGTAAAAATATCTAACGAAGCCGTGACAAGCTCAAAACTTGCAGCCGGTAGTGTAACAGAGGTAAAACTAGCCGCAGGGGCCGTTACGGCCTCTAAGATAGCGCAAAGGGGTATTTCAGACAAGAACCTGCCGGGGTATTTGGCGGCAGGGGAAGAAAATAAAACGCATTTTCATATGATCGACGAAACCGACAATTTTTTAATGAAAAGAGAGACGGAGGCAGCGACTACAACGACAGTGACAGCTTTTGGTACGTTTCCTGGATCAGTTACCTACGGAACGCCTTCAAACGTAACAAATATGAAAAACATAGTCTTTAACGTTCCACAAGGATACAGCTTTAATACAGTAAGGCTGCGCGCTTTGCTAATTACAGACTTATTCACTGGCAGCCTATTGGTTACTGCTTATCAGCCAAAACCTGCAGGAGCAGGCGGGTACACAGAGGAGGACATAATTGCTCAGACGGTTATATCTCAAGCGGAAGTTAATTCCGGGCTTAATTTAGCACCTGCGGGTCTTGCAAATGCGCAGTATTTAACGTATTACAGCGGATCATACGTAGACGCTACATTTGATGAAAATTTAGCCAACGAAGCTACAGGTGGTATCGACATAATGTTTTCAGTTGTCGACGAGGAAAGCACTATTCCAACGGTTTTCGTTCAAGGCACAGCGCAAAATTCTACTTGTACCATAAAGGGCCTTACCTTTGTATCAGATGGAGTATTTTATCCTTGGGCCACAAGTAGGTTTATGGCCGAGGCTATTACTAAAACGACTCGAAGTCTTAGCACTAAAGTAGAAGAAATAGTGGCGGACACTGGGTATATTAAACAAACAGACGTTTATTTAACCTCAGATACGGCCTACATTTCTACAGAACCTATCGGCGGCAACGTGTCTGATCTGAATGTAAACACCAGCTACACCTACGCCGGATACCAGTCGGCAAACCAAAAATCCTACGCGTTAAAGATACAAGCGACGGAAGATTTGACGTTGCGACAAGTTGAGGTGCCGCTAGGAATTGTCGGAGCAGAATTCCCCGACCCTATACCGGATCATTTTGTTAAAGTTTATTCCCAGGCACTTTCGGGTGACCCACTATCTCCGACAGTAAGACTTATATTAAGTGATGAATATCTTTTAACACAAGCGACAGTTACAAACAGCAAACTATTAGAAACTGCGACATTAGGATCTACTGCAAACGCGGTTGCGGCCAACTATAAGACAAGCCCGAAAACGACAATATTTGATTTAGCTGAGCCAGTGCATCTTGTTGCTGGAGAAAGTTGCATTATAGAAGTCGGAACGACTAGCGCTGCAGCCGGAATACTGGTTATAACAAGCACAGTTAATCTTTCAAGTGAAGTATTTGACGTTGTATATTTTTCTATTATAGGCACAACAAACACCAGCGGGTGGGGGATAAACCAACCACAAATTGCTTTAATATCCGAAACGTCAAATACTTCACTTGGGGAAGTACTGCAGACGTCGTCAACCTTAACCGCCCAAGTTGACAAGTTAAATTTTAATAGGTATTGTGACGTTTTAGAGTCGAGAAAAGCTATCGCAGACTTTCTATCAAGACTATGGGGTCGGGAAAAAATGAAAGTTGTAGTATATGGTGATAGCATTGTCAACTTTCAGAACAGTGAAACCCTAAGCGTAGAGCTGCAGAAAACTGCTCCGATAGGCTTAGCAGGTAATAGTTTTCTGCGTCAATTATGGAAAATACTAAATTATGATGTATACGACGACGACAGATCAGTTTTAAGCGAAAACGGAAACATGGGTTTTAAAAGATTTGACCATTCTGACTGCGTTTTTAGTAATGGGTACCAGGGAACAGCCTTGGCGATCGGGACAAAGGACTGGGCCACTAATAGAAGCGATAGCGCAGACGCCTGGAGAGCACGAAGTTTTTCAAGTTATCCGCAAGTAATAACTCCGGAAAGCAGCTATAACAAACCTATGGTGGGGTCAATAGAGGCTGGGGCTACTTTTACAGTGACCATACCATCTGAGGCTATAGGCTGCGCGATAGTTTTTGGAAGAGGATCCACCAGGGCGTCAAATGTCAATGTTAAAATTAACAATGGCGCCACAGACGTAGTGGACGAAACAATCAATTTAGTTGATATGGACGTCGTAGAACTGCACAAAGAGTACACGTTGACAGCCGGAACAGTGAAAACTATAACCGTAACAAATGTCAGCGGAAATGAATTATGGGTATGGGGGGTGGAATATTGGACAGGCCCCTGCATTATGGTGCTAAATAGCGGACTGGCGGGAAATAATTCTAACAGTTTAAATTCAAATTTTGATTTAATGGTTGGAAATCAAGATCCGGATTTTGTAGTGACTGAATTTCCGACGCTAAATGACACAAATAGTATTACTGAAACGGCTTGTTTTGGGTACGCGAGCAGCTTAATAGAAAAGCTTAATGCTTTAGCAGTTCCTATATTAGCTATTTTCCCGCACCGTTTTCTTAATGGATCTTACAACCTTCAATACAACAGGGATAATATAATTTATGACGCAACTAACTTTCCAATAGGCAGTAAGCTAGTAGGGAATAGATACTTTTTCCCTAATTACATCAAGATTTATAAAGCTATAACCGCAAAGTATAACTTCGGCTTGATTGATATGTACGCCAAAAGCGTAGACGATCTTAATTGCGGAAACACTAACTTTCCAGCAGACGTACCTGCCGGGTATTATGTGGATAACGGACACCTTGGCCCAGCCGGTAATGCCTCCTATGTTGAAGAATTTAAGAAAATATTTTTATGGGACGACGTAGAATAACTAAAAGAAGGGAGGTGAGGCAGCGTGAAGCCTTTGAAACTTTATGACACGGACATGAGCCTGGTCGCGATCTTAGAGAATGCAACCGGCAAAGGGTACGCCAAGAAATTAAATGATTTATGGCAGGCGACCTTTTCAATGCCAGCCAATGATCCAAAGGCCAAATTGTGCACACCATTCCGGATCGTTGAGATATTCGATGGAGAGGAGCGGGTGGATCTTTTCCGGATCCTCCCGTCGTCCCATTCGTCAGACGACGCCGGCGAAATGATGGTCTTTAATTGTGAGCACGTGCTGGCCACGCTGATAGACGATATACTTTTTCAGTACCACGAGCGCAACAACGTGCCGACAGAGGACGTCCTGGAGTATATCCTAGGCTTTCAGACGACACCAAAGTGGCAGCTCGGCCAGGTAGACTTTGAGTATCTATTCAGCTACAAGTGGGAGAGCGAGAACCTGCTCGGATCTCTTTTCTCGGTCCCGCAGCCATTCATTGACGAGTATCAGTGGACCTGGGACACGACAACAACACCCTGGACCTTGAACTTGATCGCACCGGATACAGCCATCAAGACGTGGATCCGATATGGCCGCAACCTTAAAGGGATTGACAAGCAGACAGATCCGACCAACCTATGCACCAGGCTTTATGGCCTTGGATACGGCGAGGGCGTGAACCAGCTCACCATAAACGAGATCAACGCCGGGCTGCCGTATATAGACGCCGACACGATCGGGACGTATGGCATAGTGGCCAGAATCTACACAGACACCAAAGAGGAAAACGCTGCAACCTTAAAGGCTAAAATGCAGGCGTACCTCGAGCAGCTTAAGATCCCGCGCATGGAGTACTCAGTCGCAGCTGCTCACTTGTACCAAATAACGGACAAGAGCATTGACGACTTTTACCTCGGGGCCTATTGCAAGACGATCGACAAAGAGGACGACCTCACATTTACAGCCAAAGTCGTGACGATCAGCAAGAAGGACCTGGACGGCGCACCAGGAGACGTCGACCTGGAGATCGCAAACAGCCCGCAGGATATCGCAAAGAGTATCAGCAGCCTATCCAATAGGCAGCGGATCAGCGAGGTATATGCTCAAGGAGCGACCAACCTGCTGGCCCAAGACTTTGCAGACAACGCGGACGCAACCTATCCAGCAGTAATGCGCTTTTACATTCCGGAGGAGACGGTCCGGATCAACAAAATGGAGCTCAACTTCAAGACGTCAAACTTTAGGGCGTACTCGAAAGCGATCCAGGGCGGCGGGGCAGTAGCTTCGACAACAGCTGCAGGTGGATCCACAGTCGAGTCAAGCGATCCTGGTGTATGGACATTATACCCGCCGCAGTATCTGCTGCCGGACTTTATGGAATACGCAGGGAGCCACAGCCACAGCTTTAGTGGCAGCGATAGCGACTCGGTGAGCATAAGCGGAACTACGGGAACGACATCGGGGCACAGTCACAGCTTTAGCGACAGCGACTCGGTATCTATTTCTATAGGAGGAACAACCAGCACCGTAGGCGGTCACGCGCATGAAATGTATTCCGTAGCTCATACGCATGACGTCGATATCCCGAACCATTTTCATGCGATCACACTGCCGGATCATACCCATGGTATCGAATACGGCATATACTTGAATGGATCATTGCCGACAGCTGTCACAGTCACAGTCGACGGGACAGCGATCCCGGGCCTAACTTTAAACGAGAACGGCGTCAACCTCATACCATACCTGGAAGTCGACGCCAACGGCAAGATCAAACGGGGCGCATGGCATGAGATCCGGATCGCACCAGACAACCTGGCCCGCATTGAGGCCAACATTGTAACTCAACTATTTATTCAAAGTCGTGGAGGAGGAAACTACTAATGAGCGTATTAATTTCAAGAGAAGCAAGACCGGAGCTATTTGCAGACGATGAAAGACCGATCACTGATATCATCAACGCCGTGGAAGCCGTATATTCTGAGATCAGCCAAAGACCGGAAGGCTACAACCAGCAAGAGCTGCTCAAAGCCTTAAGGGAGGCAGGGATCAGCAGCTACGACGCAAACCTGGCACTTACTATCTTATTTCAAACAAAGAGGGTATTATCCATCATAGGATAATGCAGCGAGAGGAGGGTCGGGGCCATGCCGAAGTGTGAACACCACGACGATTATATAAAACTGCATGACGCCTTGAAAGATCACATCGGAATGGTGGAGCGCACCTTGGACGGTAAGATCCAAACTGTTGACAAGAAAGCAGACTCAGCATTCCGAAAAATCGACGTTATACGCGACGACGTAGCAGAGCAAGGAGAAAACTACAGGGAGACGGCAGCCTATGTCAAGCAACTATACAAACGCTTTGACGAGCTAACGACTCAAATGCAGGGGATCGTCACCAAGCTAGACACCTACATAACAACTATGGCCACGGTGCAGCAAGAGACGAAAAGCAATAGTGCTTTCAATATGCGAGGCAAAGATCTCGTCTATGAAATAGTCAAATGGCTGGTATTGATGGGGCTGGGAGCGGCCCTATTCAAGACCGGTACAACACCTTAAGGAGGTATAATATTTATGGATTGGAAAACAGTACTCGAATTTATCAGACCGGAGCTGCTCATTTTAATTGTATTCGTATGGAGCCTGGGGCTATTCCTTAAAAAGGCGCCATGGTTTAATGATGAATGGAAGATCCCATTTATCCTGCTATTAGTGAGCGTCATATTTGCGGTGCTTTATATCGCGATCGTGATCGGTGAGGGCTTCACTGGCCCGGTGATTATTTCAGCTATTATCCAGGGCGTGATCATTGCAGCGCTGGCGGTATTCGGCAACGAGGCGATCAAGCAGTATTTTGTCAAGCGCCCGGAGGACAAAGCAAAGGAGGCGGCATGATATGAAGAACATAGCAGTTATACTCGGGTATACCCCGACGCTTTACATTGACGACGGCCACGGCATGGAGACACCCGGCAAGAGGACGCCAACCATGCCCGACGGCAGCGTGATCAAAGAGAATGAATTCAACAGGCCAACAGCTGACAAGCTCGAGGCCTTGGCCAAAGCGGTGGGCTTTAGAGTCGTACAGAGCGCGCCGGAGATCAGCGAGCCAGGTCTCACAGCAAGAACGTCCAGGATCAATGCTGACTACGCAGCCCAGCGCAAGCTATACCCAAAGGTACCGTGGGACAAGCTGGCAGTCGGCGCCTCGATCCACTTCAATGCCTTTGACGGCGTAATGGATAGCAAAGGCCGTAAAGGTGGCGTGGACGTGTTCTATCACGCTACAAGCGAACCAGGCAAACAACTGGCCACCCTAGTGCTGAAAAACCTCATGGCGGGCACGCAGCAAGCTAATAGGGGCATAAACGGCGCCAACCTACACATGACCAGGGAGACGGATCCTGTATTTATTCTATGCGAGTGCGGCTTCATGGACGTACTCAAAGAGGCGCAGCTAATGAAAAAAGAGGCATTCCAGCTTGAGTGCGCGACGGAGATCCTGGCAGGAGTATGCGAGTACTACGGCCAAGACCTGGCAGACCTCACAGCTGCAGATCCGGATCCGATCGACACACCATCGACCTGGGCCAAGACAGCATGGACGAAAGCGGCAGCCAAAGGCGTACTGGACGGAAAGAACCCACAAGGACCATTCACTCGAGAGCAGATGGCTGTCGTACTTGACAGACTCGGGCTTTTAGACTAAGGGGGCGAGGCTAATGCCAAAGATTAGAGATATGCTGCCTCAGACTGGCCGAGTATTCGACGAGAGCGGAGACTTTAGGAACGTAATCGAGCGCGGGCTGCCCGTTATTGATATCATACACGAAGCGATACACCGCAAGGAGTACTTCGACGTGCAGAAAGTGTACACTGGCGTGGCCAATGCGAGCAAGGTCCGCTTCAACATCGTGGCCACGACTAAAGATCTGCACCTGGTATTTACGACAGACGCAGAGGGCAAGTCCCGCTTTAGATCCTATATAGGGACAACATTTTCGGCACCCGGCACAGAGCTGCCGGAATTCAATCGCTATATAGACGAGGCGCCGGATCCGACAGGCCAGGTATTTGAAAACCCGACCGTGACGCTGCTTGGCACTCAAAGATTTGATAAACTAATTCTCGGCGGACTTGGACCTCAATCGACGGGTCAATCCTCCGGATCACGCGTTGAGACTATACTCGCCGCCGGGAATTCAGTTTATGTGGAGATCGAGAACGTCAGCGGACAATCAAAAGACATCGGCATAACAGTCGAGTGGTACGAAGTATAAGAACCGACAAAGTAAAAGGCTAGGATACAAAATATCTTAGCCTTTTTTATTTTTCGCTAAAATATTAAAAATAACACTTGACGCATTTTGTCGCAAATGCTATATTATAAGTGCGACATAAAGTTACAAGAAAGGAGACCATATTCGTGTTAATTATTGGAATTGTGATAGGCTTTTTATGCGGGGCTGTCTTGATGGGAGCTTTAAGCGCTAGGGCCTACGACAAAGGAGCGAAAGACGCAAGAAAGGAGGACAGCGCATGACAGCAGACAAGATCCCGTGGAATAAGCAGCTAGAGCTCAAGCGAGTGGCTATGGACCTAACGCAAGAACAAGCCGCCGAGCTTATCGGAGTACCGCTAGGTACATACGGCCGCTGGGAGAGAGGATCCCACAAACCCATGAAAGTATATCAGAAACAGATCGCCCAGGCTTTTGAGATTAACGAGGGCGAAATATTCGGAGATTAGGAGGTCGAAAAATGTCATTTTTAAACATGACCGGGCTGGGGAAGCAGGTCAAGAACGCGTACAGCGCGGACAGGCTAAAGGTCGGAGCCTTCGAGGAGCACAGCGTCATAGTAACGCCGCATTGTGCCTTTGCTGTCACAGAGGACCACGAACCAAACAAAATGAAAGCAATCATCACAGAGTACCTGGGCTATTTGCCGGTATATGATGAAACAAGTCGAAACGCTGGATTTATTGAAGCCGGAAAGAACAACGCCGACCGTGCCCTGGAGCCGGAGGAGACAGAAACGATCAAGCGCCTAATATGGCCAAAGGTTAGAACAAAGCCGTACGTGATCACGCCGATAGTTATTATCGAGCGAGGCACACCGGTGAGAATTATCCAAGACGTGGCCAGCAACGAGTGCCTCGGGATCCGCCAGGAGTACCTGGATCTTATCACTTATAAGGATTTAGACTACGACATTGAAGGCGATCCGGTAGGTCCGGAGGTCGACGAGACCACAAAGCTGGCATACTTTAACAACGCAACCACGATCCTGTCATTAGGCCTCTACACCTTTTCGACAGACAAAGCCAAAGAAATACTGGACATTTTGAGACTGCTCGAATTAAGGGAGGACAAGCAATGAGAAAGCCAAAGGAATTGAAGATAGAACGCCCGGAACTATTAACCATAAGCGACTGCCTGCTGGCGTATCAAATGGGGTACCGCACAGACGTGGCAGCCGGTCAATTTAAAGGATTTAAGGAGGAGGCCAAACAATGAAAATCATATTTGAATTAACACCCAGCGAAATGGTGAGCGCAGCACATAATGGATCACTACAACTCTTTTTAGAGAATGCCCGCAAAGACGAAAACACCATGGAACAAGTCAAGGCTGCAAAAGAAGCCGATCAAGCGAGAGCAGAGGTCGCTGCAGTACAGACAGAATTTACAGCCACAGCAGCACCTGGACCTGGCGTGCAAATGCCTGGATCCAATCTGCCACCCGTGCAGACATTCGCTCCAACCGTGAGCACACCTGCAGCACCAGCTCCAACATTCAACCCAACAGTGGCAGCACCGGCTGCAGCTCCTGCAGGATTTGATCCGATGGCATTCGCTAACCCGGCACCGGTCGCACCTGCAGCAACAAATGCACCAGCGGCTGCTCCAGTATTAGGACAAGCACCTGCAGCTGGCCAGCCAAGCATTGACGAAGTTAGAGCCAAGATCGCACCATTGATCAAGGCTGGCAAAGTAGCAGAAATGCAGGCGCTATTTGCTGAGTTTGGGGCCCAAAAGCTCACAGACGTAGATCCTGGCAATTATGCCGCACTAATAGCGAGAGCCGCTACAATATGAGCGCACACGCACTACTCGGACCAAGCGGAGCAAAGCGCTGGCTGACCTGCACACCGAGCGCACGCTTTGAGGAAGAATTCGCGGATCAAGAGAGCGAGTACGCTGCCGAAGGTACCGCAGCCCATGAGCTGGCCGAGCTATATCTGCTTTGTGAGCTAGGAGGAAACGACGGCGCAGACATTGCAGAGCTGCAGGCATTCCCGGATCACAACAAGTACTACAACGGCGAAATGGAGGAAGCGGTCGGCCTATACCTGGACATTATCCACGAACGATATGCCGAAGCACTCAAGCGAGATCCTAGCGCAATACTAATGCCCGAACAGCGTCTCGACTTCTCAGCATGGGTCCCGGAGGGCTTCGGTACCGGTGACGTGATCATCATAGGCGGAGGCGTGATCGAGGTTATAGACTTAAAGTACGGCAAGGGCGTGCCAGTAGACGCTGAGGACAACCCACAGCTCAGACTGTATGGCCTGGGAGCCTGGAACGCATACAACCTATTATATGACATTGACACGGTCCGCATGACGATCGTGCAGCCACGGCTTGGATCCGTAACGACTGACGAGATCAGCGTCGACGACCTGGTCAAGTGGGCCACCGAGGACGTAATGCCAAAAGCAAAGATGGCCTGGGCCGGACAAGGACAACACGTACCCGGCGATCATTGCCAATTTTGCAAAGCAAAGCCTCGCTGCAAGGCCCTGGCTGATCACAACATGGAAATGGCCAAGCACGATTTTGTACTACCCCATAAGCTCACAGACGACGAGATCGCGGAGATACTCTCCAAGGTCGACGGACTGGTCAAGTGGGTGAAAGCTGTCGAGGAGTACGCGCTCGATCAAGCAGCAAACCATGGCGCAAAATGGCCAGGCTGGAAGCTCGTCGAGGGCCGCAGCAATCGCGTGATCAGAGACACAGACGAAGCGATCCGGATCTTGATCAATGCCGGAGTGCAAGAGCCGCTGCTATACAAGCCACGCGAAGTCCTCGGCATAACTGCCCTGGAGAGCCTAGTCGGCAAGAAGAAATTCAGCTCGCTGCTGGATCCTATTCTTGATAAGCCACCAGGAAAACCTACACTGGTGCCGCAGATCGACAAGAGGCCCGAGCTCAACACCGCAGCAAGCGCTGCTGCAGATTTTAAATAGGAGGACAGGACATGAGCACAGGATTGATCATCACCCTGGTAATATGCACGACGTTGATCGTCTTAACGATCGCGAATAACAAGCACAAAGAAAATATGGCTAAAATGGGCCAAAATAAAAATAGCGGAGGTACTGACAATGAATAACCCAACTAAAGTAGTAACTGGAAACGTGAGATTTTCTTATAGCCATGTATGGGAGCCGGACAGCATAGACGGAGACGATCCAAAGTATAGCGTCAGCATTCTGATCCCTAAGAACGACATACCAACCCTGCAGAAGATCCAGGCAGCCGTGCAGGCAGCTATTGAAGCAGGCAAAACAAAGCTCGCAGGAGCAAATGGCCAAGTAAACACAGCAACGCTCAAGCTGCCACTCAGAGACGGCGACGTGGAGAGAGCAGACGACGACGCATACAGAGGCTGCTACTTTATGAATGCCAGCAGTAAAAACCGCCCAGGGATCGTGGACGCAAACGTGGCGCCGATCCTCAACCAAAGCGAATTTTATAGCGGCTGCTACGGCAGGGCCAGCGTGAACTTTTACGCTTTCAATGCCAAAGGAAACAAGGGCATAGCGTGCGGCCTCAACAACGTGCAAAAGCTCGGGGACGGGGAGCCATTAGCTGGTGGATCAACACCGGAGGAGGACTTCACACCTGCAGCACCTAACAGCCCAGGCTTTGACCTTTTAGGCTAAACAACAAACAGGCCCGGCCGGCATAGATCGAGCCGGGCTTTTTATTATCGATCAAGGAGGCATGACCATGTATAAGATCACAGCAATATTCCCGCCATATGTTTTCATCGAGGACAAGGACGGCATCGCGGATCGCGTGCAGATCTCAGACTTTGAGGACAGCCCGAGGCTGAATGCAGGAGCGATCAAGCTCGACAACGGCAAGTATAAAACAACCAGCAACGAAACGGATCCGGACTGCGTCGGCGGCGTCTGCCCGATAAAATAAGGAGGTGCACCAATGACCAGGATACTAGGAATAGACATAGAGTCATACTGCGAGCTGGATCTCACCGAGGTGGGCGTCTATCGCTACGTTGAGCACCCTAGCTTTGAGGTCCTCATGCTAGCCTGGGCCTGGGACGACGAACCGGTGCAGCTGGTCGACTTCACGGCCGGAGAAAGCCTGCCGCAGTCAGTATATGAGGCGATCCTGGCAAAACAGGACGTCAAGGCAGCATTTAACGCAAACTTTGAGCGGACTGCGCTCACCAAGTACCTAAGATCTGTTATGCCTCCGGAGGAGTGGCGCTGCACTATGGTCCACGCCCAGGAGCTCGGACTGCCATCAAGTCTCAAGAACGTAGCCGAAGTGCTAGGAATGCCCGAGGATCAACAGAAAATGAAAGAGGGCAAAGCGCTGATCAACTTTTTCTGCAAGCCGTGCAAACCGACGAAAGTCAATAAAATGAGAGCCAGGAACTTGCCGCACCATGATCCGGATCGCTGGGAGATATTCAAGCAGTATTGCAAGCAGGACGTCGTGACGGAGCGGGCGATCAGAAAACGCCTGGAGTCATTCCCGATCCCGATAAGCGAGCAGCACCTATGGGAGATAGATCAGTCGATTAACGATCGCGGCGTACGACTTGACCGGGATCTGATCAAGCAGGCCATATCCCTGGACACAAGCTACAAGGACAGACTCATGGCAGAGGCGCAGGATATCAGCAACCTACAAAACCCGAACAGCCTGCAGCAGATCAAAGGCTGGGTGGAGCGTCAAACAGGCATAGAGGTGACGAGCCTCACCAAGAAAGACGTCCCGGACATCATCAACGCAACAGACAACGCCCAGGTCGAGCGTTTTATGGAAATACGCCAGGAGCTGGCCAAGACGAGCACCAGCAAGTACTACGCCATGGATCGCTGCATATGCGACGACGATCGAGCTCGAGGACTTATTCAGTTTTATGGCGCCAACCGGACCGGACGCTGGGCTGGTCGCCTGGTGCAGGTGCAAAACCTGCCGCAGAACAAGATCCCGGACCTGGCACTGGCCAGGGAGCTGCTCCGAGCTGGACACTTTGACGGCTTCGAGCTACTATTCGGAAACGTGCCAGGGATCCTCTCGCAGCTGATCCGTACGGCGTTTATACCGTCACAGGGCAACAAGCTATACGTCGCAGACTTCTCAGCCATTGAGGCGCGCATGATCGCCTGGGTGGCCAAGGAGGAGTGGCGCATGGAGGTATTCAGAACACATGGCAAGATATACGAGGCCTCAGCTGCTCAAATGTTTAGCGTACCATTAGACAGTATTGCCAAGGGCCGAGAAAATTATGCACTCAGAGCAAAAGGAAAGATCGCAGAGCTGGCGCTGGGGTATGGTGGATCCGAAGGAGCACTCACTCAAATGGGTGCCCTGGACATGGGCCTGGATCCAAGCGAGCTCAAGCCTCTAGTCACTACCTGGAGGAATACCAACCCAGCGATCACCAGGCTATGGTGGAGCGTCGACGCTGCAGCCATAGAGGCCGTCAAGTTTAACCGGACGACATCAACCCACGGCCTGGAGTTTTCAGTCGAGAGCGGGATCCTATTCGTGAAGCTGCAGAGCGGCCGACGCCTGGCATATGTCAGACCAAGAGTGCAGCCGGGGAAATTCGGACGCGAGGCGCTGGTATATGACGGCATGGACCAGGTAAAGAGTAGATGGACCACCATTGACACGTACGGCCCGAAGCTGGTCGAGAATATCATACAAGCCCTCAGCCGGGACTGCCTGGCATTCTCTCTCAAGAACTTGGCCGCTGCCGGATATAAGACAGTCATGCACGTACATGACGAGGCGATCATCGACCACAGTGCAGCGGATCCGGACAGAACGATGGAACATATCGAGGCGATCATGGGACAGCCGCCAGCATGGGCGCTCGACTTGCCTCTAAACGCAGACGGCTACTACTGCGATTTTTATAAAAAGGACTAAGGAGGACCGGCCATGGATCCGATCAAGCAGAAATACAACCGATCCTGGAGAAAGGTACACAGAGACAAGGGGCTTTGCGTGGACTGCAATGCGAAGGCAGAGCCCGGGTATCTCCGGTGCAGAAAGCACCTGGAACAAAATGCGGAGATCAACCGCAGGAGGAGGAATGGACATGAATAGAGCACAGAGACGCGCAGCCTCTAAAGGTGGAAACCTCACGCAGGTGGCGCACTTAACAGAGGGGCAGCACAAGGAGCTGGTCAAGAAAGAAGCGATCGAGATCGCCACCCAGGTGATCCAGTCTGAACGAGATCAAGTGATCCTGGACACAATCGAGAACAGCCTCGCGGCCGTGATCACGGTCCTGCATGAGCAGCTGGGCCTCGGAAAGAAAAGGATCCAGGCATTCATGGAAGCATACAACGCCGTATTTGACGGAGTGCTGGACGACTCGGTCGACCTGGATCAGCTCAAAGCTAAAGCGGCCGAGTTAGGCGTCAACCTGGGAGGAGGTCAACCCGATGGCGAAATACGCGAGTAAGTACAACCGGCACGCAGAGATCACCGAACAAATGCACGACCTCTATAGCCGCAAGAATGAGGACTACAACGACAGCTTCGGTCGAATGTTTCAAGAGCTCGGGCCGATCACAGCGCTGACCAGGATCGGAGACAAATTCGAGCGGATCAAGTCCCTGGTCACAAGAGGCCGGCAGCTGGTAGACGACGAGAGCGTCAAGGACACGCTGCTGGATATGGCCAACTATTGCATAATGACCATAATAGAGCTGGAGGAGATCGAGGCGAAAGCAAAGCCGCAGCCGATCACGCCGGTACGGCACGCAACAGACAGACCGTTCAAAGACGCCCTGGAAGATTAAGAGACGACACGCCTCGGGAGAGATCCCGGGGCTTTTTCTCGCTTTATGTCATAAAAATGTTACACTTGATACATTTTATCGATTATTGGCTTGACTGCTGTCGTATTATGTAATATAATTCTAATTGGTAGTAGTAGTAATAGTTTAGAGTCGAAAAGGAGGATTTTATTATATGGACAAGCAGTACACAGTCAACGACTTTTTCTGCGGCTGCGGAGGCATGGGCCTCGGATTTAAGCAGGCCGGGTACATAACCGCAGGAGCCTGGGATTTTGACAAATTTGCAGTCGAGAGCTATCGGCATAATGTCGATCCAGTAGTCGCTCAAGCAGATATTCAACAAATGCACTATGCTGACATTCCTGCCGCAGACGTTTGGACGTTTGGCTTTCCGTGCCAGGACCTATCCATTGCCGGTAAACAAGCCGGACTTTATGAGGGAACTAGGTCGAGGCTATTCTTTGAAATTATGAGACTGATAGACGAGCTCGACATGATGGGAGAAGAAAGACCAAAAGTAATAATGGCCGAGAACGTGAAAGCACTCAAGCCATACCTGCCGGTGCTCGAGGAAGAATACAGCAAAAGAGGCTATAAAACTTATTATATTCTTTACAATTCGCAGTACTGGGGCGCTCCGCAAAGGAGAGAGAGATATTTTGTCCTCGGAGTCAGAGAGGATTTGGAGAAAAACTTTGTATTTCCAAAACAGGGGAAAGTCATAACAAAGCAGCTCATTGATGTATTAGACAAAGGCGTCGAGGAAAAATACTATTCTTTTAAAATACCGGACACCGTAGAATTTGACGAAGAAAATCTCACCGTAAAAATAAAAGAGGCTACAAAGAAAGGTTACGCTATAGGAGGCCTGGGGGATAGCATAAACATGATACACCCTAACAGCAGTACTCGCCGAGGTAGAGTGGGAAAAGGGGTATTTCAAACAATAATGACAGGTACGGAACAATTCATAATAGATCCAGAGACTAAGCGCTTGAGAAAAATAACGCCAGGAGAATGCGGAAAGGCGCAAGGCTTTCCAATGGACACCAGCTGGGAGCAAGTGGTCAGCGACACTCAAGCATATAAGCAATTTGGAAATGCTGTCACCGTCAACGTGGCCGAAGCTATCGCAAAAGCTATCATGGAACAGATTTTAATATAAGGAGGACAAGCAATGAGTATCAAGGAAGCATTCAGCAGAATGAAGGTAACAGACAAAGAGCGCATGGCCCTGGAGGCCACGCTCAGAGGCATAGACCTCGAGACAGTTTTCAACGCTATGGACAACCTGGCCGAGCTGCTCAAGCCTTTATATGAGAAAAACCTCGCAGCCCTGGGTGCAGATCAACCTGCAGCAACAAATGCACCAGCGCACAACATCAACGGGACCGAGTGGCTATGCGTGGATCCAGTTTATCCGCAGGGCGGACTGGCGGGCAAGATCCTGGACTCAGACACGGATCCGGATCACAACGGGGACGGGGACGTCACGATCCAGTACCAGGACGGCTCCAAGTTTACGACCAAGTATCGAAAATTTTTAGACGCTCACCAAGAGATTAAGCGCGAGGACCTGGCCAAAGAGGAAATGGCTGCAGCGGCAGAAATGCTCATCGGGCTGGACCTGGCCGAAGGACACGCCATGGACTGTCCTCAATGCGGCATAAAGTCAACCAGCTTTACAAATGGTATGTGCTGCATATGCTGGGACGATCGACACAGGGAGGAGGCATGATCATGGGATACGGAATGACTGACGTTATACTGCAGCTAGCAATGCACCTCAAGAATGAATATCCGGGAGTCGAGGAGATCCTGGTCAGAGATCCGGACGTTTTGACGGACTCATACGCTTTGAAGATCCGCGGCAAGACTTCGGACGGGCTACCGATCGGATCAGTAATCGACATCAACATGATGGATATAGGCCAAGGCGCTGGAAGCATGGCCGAGATCCATGCTCGCATGGGCCAAGTGATCAAATATGCTTTTGAGGAATTTAGAAAAGTAAAGGAGGCAAACGAGGCATGATCGAAACTATAAATAATTATTATTGTGACAGCTGCGGAGAGAAGAAAGAAGCGGACGACCTTTGCAAAGTCTCTATATCTGTAGAGCCAAAGGGCCCGACAGTGAGAGACGGCCAGCACTGGGACAGATCCACAAAGGACGTATGCTCCGACTGTCTAAAGCTGATCGGATATGAGCAATATCGCATACCTGCGAAAATGAGTATCTATGCAGCATTTAAGAATAAATTTTTTAGAGAAGGAGGATCACGACGATGAACAATCTCACATATATGGTAAAGGCACAAAAGACAGACGGCACAGTCGGAAAAGAGGAGAAGCTCCTCAACGCTGCGCTCGGACTAGCCGGAGAGGCTGGAGAGTTTGCAGATCATATTAAGAAAAACCGCTTTCAAGGACACGACCTGGATCCGGATCACCTGGTCAAGGAGCTGGGCGATATTTTGTGGTACATAGCCCAAGCGGCCACAGCCCTGGACGTACCGATCGACGAGGTCATGGCCCGCAACATCAAGAAGCTGGAGGCCAGGTACCCGGAGGGACACTTTGACGCTGATCGCTCCAGGAACAGAGAGGAGGGCAAGTGATCATGGGAAGAAAAGCGAAAACCTTTAGGCAGGACTTTGTCAGACTTAACCGGTGCCCGTGCGGTGCTGATCAAATGGGCTGGATCCCAGGAACGCCGACAAAAGACGGCACGAAAATGTATCATGCTATATGTGAGGGCTGCGGCGATATTGTCACCGGTACCAGCTGCAGCGGCAAAGGCGTCCATATGTACAAGGACGCATGGAACAGACACATGGCCAAGCGCCAGGAACAAGCAGGCGGATCCATAGAGGGTCCAGCACAAGAGGAGGAAACAGAATGAGCACAGACTTGATCGTATTAGACCAAAAGTTGCCGATCATCAATATAAATTTTGACGAGGTAGAGAAAGAGCTGCAGAGACTGCTCGCCTTTTATCAAGGGCTAGCTGTCACAGAGGACACCATCAAAGAAGCCAAAGAGGTACAGAAGAAGCTGGCCAAGCTTGGCAAGGAGATCAACCAGCGCAAGATCGAGATCAAGAAAGAAATGTCAGCACCGATCGCAGCCTTTGAGGATCGCTGCAAGCGTCTCATTTTAATGGTCGACGAGGTCAACGCTCCGATCAAAGAAGGGCTGCAGGTATTTGAGGACAAGCGCAGAGAGGAGAAAGCAGACCAGGTCAACCATCATATCCAGCTAATGATCGCAAAGCACGGCCTGCTGCCGAAATACGCGACGCTGCTCACAGTCGACGAGAAGTATCTCAACGTGACCACAACGATGAAAAGCATTAAAGAGGACATCGACGCGAAGGTGGCCACCTTGGCCAAGATCCAGGAGGAAGCAGCCAAAGCCCAGGAGACGATCGCGGCGCATATCCAGCAAATGAATGACCTTTTAGATTTAGCGCAGCCGATCAAGGCGGAGGAGTTTACCTGGATCAACGACGAGGACCTGGACCTGCAAGGGACGCTGGCCGAGATCACCAGGAGAGCAAAGGACCGGAAAGCTGCAGAGACTGCTGCAGTCGAGAAGCAGAAAGCCAAAGAGGCAGAGGAGAGATCCAGGGCAGCAGCTTCGGATCCAGTCGAGATCGTGGCCCAGGAATTCAACGTCCCGGACGACGTGATCAAAGCAGTAGATCCTGCAGGTGATCCTGCAGGTGATCAGTTTGCTGCTTTCGTACAGAGTCATACACCTGTTAGGCAGCCGCAGATCCTAAACATGGAACAAACGGCCGAAGCGCTGGCCGATTTTATAACTAAAGACACGCCGCCGCCATATATTCAGACACCAGCACCGACGTCCGGGTCTAAGATCTACACGCTGACGATCAAAGTGCCGGAGGCGCAGCTGCAGGATCTTGAGAACTATCTCACAGATAACCTCATTCAAATAGTGATCAAAAGATAAAGGAGGACTACCAATGACACCACAAGAAATGAAAACGCGCAGGCAAGCGCTTGGACTCACTCAAATAGAGGTAGCGATCGCTGTCGGGGTCTCAGTACCAGCCTATCGATTATGGGAGGGAGGAGGAACAAAGCCGACGTCTGATAACGCGGTAAAACTAAAAGAGGTACTGGGAGGTGCAGCAAATGAGGCCACAAACGACAGCAAAGCAGCAAGAGGATAGATCCCTAAAACATGACGGGCAGATCGCTGTCGCCATAGGTAAGAGCCGCAAGGAGACCAAGTGGAAGAACACCACCATGCAATGGGTCGACCTGGTGAGCAAGCTCGCAGTCACTACCAGGACGCGGGAGACATTCGCCAAGTACCAACGAATGACCAGGGACGAGAAAGCAGAGATAAAAGACGTCGGCGGCTTCGTGGGCGGCGTTATAAAGAACGGGCGCAGGAAAGCCGGCCAGGTAGCATGGCGATCGCTGATCACGCTTGACGCGGACTTTGCAGACGCTGAATTTTGGCAAAAGGTCGAGCTGCTATTCGGCAACGCCATGGTCATGTATTCAACCCATAGCCATGCACCGGAAAGCCCAAAGCTGCGCCTGGTGGCACCACTCAGCAGACAGGTGACAGCTGACGAATACGAGGCGGTCTCTCGCTTTATTGCAGCAGATATCGGCATTGACTTATTCGACGACACGACCTACCAGCCCGAGCGCCTTATGTATTGGCCATCGACTGCAGAGGACGGCGAGTTTTTATTCGAGTACCTGGACGGGCCATTTATTGATCCGGACGATATCCTCAGACGCCACCCGGAATGGAAGGACGCAACCACCTGGCCGGAGAGCAGCAGGGCCCATCAAATTAGAGTAAAGCACGCAGAAAAGCAAGGAGATCCAAGAGAGAAGCCAGGAGCCGTCGGCGCATTCTGCCGGACCTACACAGTGACGGAAGCCATGGCCGAGTTTTTACCGGACATATACACCCCGTGCGATCAGCACAACCGCTACACCTACGCGCTAGGATCAGCGAGCGCCGGCGTGATCGTTTATGATACAGACCTTTTCAGCTTTAGCCACCACGGCACAGACCCAGCAGGCGGGATCCTATGCAACGCATTTGACCTGGTAAGGATCCACAAGTTTGGCCTCAAGGACGAGGACGAGCGGGACGACACGCTAGTGCATAAGCTGCCAAGCTACCAGGCCATGACAGAGTGGGCCATCACATTGGATCCAGTCAAGATCGAGCTCGCAAACGCGAGAGCTGCAGAGGCTGCCGAGGAATTCAGCGCAGCATATGAGCAAGTCGCAGCTGCCGCCGATGGATCAGAGGAAGATCCGGACGCCTGGAAAGCAAAGCTCGCATATAACGAAAAAGGCGGCATTATCCAAAGTATCCACAACACCCTGTTAATACTTCGACATGATCCGATCATAAAAGGCTGCATAGCCCTGGACGAATTCACCAGGAAGATCAACTCTAAAAAGTCGGTACCCTGGAAGCAGATCTCCTCTCCGGATCCATGGACGGATAATGACGACGCAGCGCTCAGACATTACCTGGAGATCGCGTACAACATGAAAAAGCGAGAGTCAATCAATGACGCGGTGCAGATCATCACGAAGGAAAACCAATACCACCCGATCAGAGAATACCTGGACAGTCTCACCTGGGACGGAGTGCCAAGGATCGAGACAGCGCTCATTGATTTTCTAGGCGTAGAGGACAACCTATACACCAGGGAAGCCAGTCGGAAATGGTTTACGGCTGCAGCAGCACGGATCCGCAAGCCTGGCGTCAAGTTTGATAATATGCTCATATTAGTAGGGGACCAGGGCGTCGGCAAGAGTCAATTCTTTAACCGGATAGCTCGACACCTTGCATGGTTTTCTGACAGTATGAACAAATTCGACAACAGCAAAGAGGCCATGGAGCAGCTGGCCGGAAAATGGATCATAGAGCTTGGCGAGCTTTCAGCCCTTAAGAAATACGAGGTCGAGCACGTCAAGGTATTTCTATCTAAGCAAGAGGACTCATACCGACCAAGCTATGGCAAGCGCACCGAGACATACCATCGTCAATGCGTATTTGGCGGAACGACCAACCGTGAAGATTTTCTCCAGGACGCAACAGGTGCCCGCCGATTTTGGCCAGTAAAGGTCAAAGACGCCAGTCGTATGTGGTCCGCCATGACGCCTGCCGTCGTAGATCAGCTATGGGCCGAGGCAGACGTCAGCTATCAGCTGGGAGAGCCTCTTTATTTATCACCTGCAGCTGCGGCCCTTGTAAAAGTGCAGCATGAGCAATACACAGAGCTAGGCGGCAAAGTGGGAGCTGCCGGGGAATTCTTAGAGAAGCCGCTGCCGGCTGACTGGGAGGAGAAGGGGGCACGCGACAAGGTGGACTGGCTGAATGGCTATGAATTCGGGACGGCCAATTTAGAGGCCACAGCGCCAAGGGACGAGATCAGCGGAGTGGAGTTATTCGTTGAATGCTTCGGCGGCCGGATCGACAGTTTCACGAAGCGCGACGCCTACGAAATGAGCGATATCTTGACAACGATCGGCTGGGTACGTAGCGGAGAGTTAAAAAGAATAAAAGATTATGGCCGTCAGCGCATATTTAAGCGCCAGGGACTGGAACAAAACAGCCCGAAATGATACAAAATATATCATGTGTAGTGGATACAAGCCCTGGATACAAGACTGAGAAGTAGACAGGTGGATACAAGCGGAACAAAATATTTTAAAACTTTTCATGTTACGACTGTAAGAAAAACGACCCGAGCTGGTAACAAGAAAACGTCTTGTATCCACTTGTACCAAGTCTTGTATCCACCCAAAATGTAGTAAACTCAAGGCATTAGGGGCTATTGGTAACAAGATAACAAGATTTTATCTATAATAAAGTATTATATTATATATATAGAAAAATAGGGTGTTATGCGCAAGCGCACACGCGTATAGAAACTTTGAGCCCTTGTTCACTAATTCTTGTATCCACCACAAGTGTAACATTAAAAAGACGGGAGGCAAAATGCAATGCAAGAGTCAGACATAGAAAGTTATTTAAGACGGGAAGCTATAAAGCTAAACGCCATGCCGATGAAATTCGTATCACCAGGCCTCAGAGGAGTACCGGATCGCTGCCTTGCGTTCCCGGGAGGCTTAATGGTATTCGTCGAGCTGAAAGCACCAGGAGAAAAACCACGCAAGCAGCAAGAGTATAGAATGCAGCAGCTACGTGATAGAGGCTTTATAGTTAAAGTCATAGACGACAGATCCGGCGTAGATCGTCTCATGGCAGAGGTCAAAACAATTCAGAAAATGACAAATTGACTTATAAATCGACCTATCGTATAATGGAACAAGTAATAAAAAACTAATAGGAGGACATGACGAATGAGTGATAATGCAAAAGCACAAAGCGAGCAGCGCAAAGCCTACGACAAAGCATACTATGAGGCCAATAAGGAGCGTAAAAAAGCCGCACGTCGCGAAAGGTACAAAGCAAACCCGGAAAAGGAGAAAGCATACGACAAAGCATACAAAGCTAAGAAAAAAGCAGGTGAGGCTTAATGGAATTCAAAGCGCACGATTACCAGCAATATGCCATAGACAAAGTCAAAGAGAATAAGATCGCCGGCTTGCTGCTGGAAATGGGACTTGGTAAGATGGTCTCGACACTCTCAGCGCTTAATGACTTGATGTATGATCATTTTACTATAGCACGCGTCCTGGTGATCGCACCTCTAAGAGTGGCCCAGGATACATGGCCGGAGGAGATCCGAAAATGGGATCACTTGAAAGGCCTCACGGTCTCGCTGATCCTGGGAGAAGCCAAAGAGCGAAAACGGGCCCTGGAGACAGAGGCCGACATATACGTGATCAACCGCGAAAACGTCATATGGCTGATCGAAGAATTCGGCCACTATGTCAACAAGAAGAAACAGACCGGCTTTGTATTCGATCGGCCGTGGAAGTTTGACACCGTCGTGCTGGACGAGCTATCCAATTATAAGGATCAGAGCACTAAGCGCTTTAAGCTGCTGAAAAAAGCACGGCCATATATGGATCGCGTTATTGGACTAACCGGAACGCCAAGCCCTAACAGCTTGATCGACCTATGGGCGCAAATGTATTTGCTGGACATGGGCGAGAGACTAGGCAAAACGATCACAGGGTACCGCGAGAGGTACTTCGCACCAAGCAGCTACACGAAGAACAGCGCGGGCCGACTGATCGCGACAGGTTACGAGCTACGGCCAGGATCCGAGGAGGCCATATACAAGGCGATAGGTGATATCTGCGTCAGTATGAAGTCGATCGACCACCTGCAGCTGCCGCCAGTATTTAGCAAGATCGTGCCGATCAGAATGCCGAAGGCTGCAAAGGCTTTATACGACGAGCTAGAAAAAGAGAGTATCATCGAGCTGCAGGACGGGAAGATCATCGACGCAGAGTCTGCAGCGTCAGTCTCCAGTAAGCTGCACCAGCTGGCACAAGGGGCCATATATCTGAGCCCAGTCGACGATCTAACCGGAGAGGTCAAAGGACCAGGGCCAAAAGAGTGGCGGCTGATCCATGACGAAAAGCTGAACGCACTTGAGGAGCTGATCGACGAAGCTGCAGGCAATCCGGTGCTAGTTTTTTACTGGTTTAAGCATGACCTCGAAAGACTGCAGGCAAGATTTAAGCAGGTCAAGAAGCTGGACGGCCCGAAAGAGATCCAGGACTGGAACGCCGGCAAGATCCCGATCCTATTTGCGCACCCTATGAGCGCCGGCCATGGCCTTAACCTTCAAACTGGTGGCCATATCATTGCATGGTATTCATTAACCTGGAGCCTGGAGCTTTATCAGCAAGCAAATGCGCGCCTCAATCGACAGGGTCAGACAAAGCCCGTCACGATCAATCACCTGGTCGTCAAGGATACAATCGACGAGCGGATCCTCGAAGTCTTAGAGGGGAAGGCCACAAGGCAAGACGCCTTGATGGAAGCTGTCAAAGCCGTGCTGACAAAACACGTCAAATGATGTATAATTAGGTCAAAAGGACGGTGAGAAAGCATGGCGGTAGACAAGTACCCGGAATACGTCAAGTCCCGATTTGATGAAATCGAGATATGGCTAAAAAAAGGATTAAGCGAAAAACAGATATATACTAACCTAAGCGTCGGCAAGACAGCCTGGGAAAGATACAAGAAAGTACATGAGGAGTTAAGGGACCTATTAAAAAGTGGGCGGATAACCCAGGTCCAAGAGGTCGAGAATGCACTCTATAAAAATGCAACCGGCTTTTATTACTACGTCGACGATATGATGAAAGTCAAAGACAAGGACGGCAGCGAGAAAGTCCAGGTCGTAAGGCTTCAAAAGTTTAAGCCTCCGGAGACGGGGGCTATAGCCTTTTTTCTTAAGAACAAGGCGAGCGATCGCTACATGGACAACCCGAACATGGTCGACCTCAAGAGAGAGGAGCTGGAGATCCGTCGAAAAGAGTCGGACTTTAAGAGCTTTTAAGGGGGTGCAAGCGAGTGGCAAAGTATGTCATATTAGATCTATTCTATAAGACCAAAGAGTGGCTGGACTTTCGAGCCGCTTATATCATAGGCAGGATCAAGCAAGACGGCGGATCCAGGTGCGACTATTGCGGTGAATGGATAGACAACCCGGAGGAGATCACCCTGCACCATATAGAGGAGCTCACGCCTACCAATGCAGGAGACGCGACAGTGGCACTCAATCCGACAAACATCAAGCAGGTGCACAAGGGCTGCCACAATACGATACACAAGCACGCAGGCAATACAGGCAAGAGAGTGTTCATCGTATACGGTCCACCGCTTGCAGGCAAGCAGACCTATGTCAAGCAGCGCGCATGGCCAGGAGATCTGATCGTGGATATAGACAACCTATACCAAGCGATCAGTGGGCTGCCTAAGTATGAGAAGCCTAACACCTTATACCTCAACGCGGTGGCAGTACAGGATCTGCTGCTGGATCATATCAAGACAAGGTTTGGCCGATGGGATAATGCCTGGATCC